AGCGCACGGCGCGTAATATCGAGTAGGCCGCGAAAAGAAAATTTCCATTGGTACAGCGCATCAGAGAGCGTCGACTGAATGCTCTGCCCGACACCTTGCCAGATTCCCTTCATGATCTCGCCGATCTCAGATGCTTCGCGCTTCACTTCCTTTTTCAGTCCGCGAATTTTCTCCAGATCGAATTCAGGCAGAAGTTCATCCAGCGCCTCGCTTCTACGTTCGCCGGCCGTGGCGGTGGTGATGCGTTGAGATCGTTCAAGCTCTTCGATTGCCTCGATTAACTGGTGATAGCGCGATAACTGCTGCTCTGTCGATGTCTTGGTTAGGTCGTTCAGCTCTGCATAGAATTGTTCTGTTGCGGTGAGTTCTCGCCTCTGCGTATTTATCCTTACTTCCTCAACCGTCTCTATTGCGGAGATCTGATCCTGCTCCGTGCTATCACGAGGTATGCGCGATCCACCGTGACCGACACCTCCACCGCGCGGCGTGCGAACGCCTGATTGTGCGGCGGCAGAAAGCACACTAGCGATATTGCCGAATGGGGGGAATGCCAACCCACCACCGGACAAAAAACCGCGAACGAAATCCGCTACTGCACCGCTTTGAGTGGCAAACTCCTTCACTGTGCCTATGAATCCACCAAATACACCCGTGGCTCGTATCAGCAATTCAATGAGCTTTGCCAATCCCGTAACCAGTGTGTCGATTCCCTCTTTGATCTTTGGATCTGCCAATGCGTCTGCAATCCCATTGATAGCCGTCACCAGTCCGCTGGTAGATTCCTTGGTCCCCTCGAACAGATCCCCGAATGCGTTCTTCAATCCCGCGAGAGAACCTGCCAGCGTATTCCTTGCGGCGCTCGCCGCGCCTCTGTAGCGCCCCTCCAGTTCGGTCAATATCAGATTCTGCGCCTGCGCGGCGCGGCCACTTTCAACCAAGCTCTTGATCAGGTTCGTCTGCGAATCGGTGAACTGGATCCCGGAGCGCCGAAGCAGTGACAGTCCCTGTATCGGGTCGTTTATTGCCCTGCCAACCTGCCGCACAGCGCTTACCAGATCGATACCGAGTCGAGCGGACAGGTCGGCGGATACCTTAATCGTTCGCTCGAACGCATCCCCGCGGACCTGGCGGAACGTCAGCAGGATGGATTCGGCCTGCTTCACCAAGTCGTCGCTGTAGATCGTGGTGCGCTGAATGGATGACGCTAGATCATCCAATGCGCCTCGCGTGAGTCTGGCGTTCTCTCCGGTTGCCTTGAATGCAGAGTCGAGTTGCGCCGCGGCGGATTCCGCCTCTGCGATATTATCTACAAGTGACTTGAACGCAGCGCCGAGCGCAAGCCCGCCAATGAATGTCTTCAGCCCGCCGATACTCGACTTGACCTTGTTGATCGGCGCAGTCGTCTGGTCCTTCGTCCTTAGAAGAATCTCAATGACATTAGCCAGCGTTCACTTGTGCCTCCTGTTTCGCTGACTTTTGCATTTGATCGGAAATCATGTCGAACACTTTCACCGTGATGGCCGGTTGCTCTATCAGGCTTTTTCCATCAGGCCATGCAAGCCGCATCGGTCCTGAGAATCCGCCTGTATGACACCCGAACCATAAATCCAACCATGCTCTCTCGCTCAGCCCAGCGATACTTACCCGCCATTCAACGGGCAGCGGCTTATTCTCGATCAAGTAGCGGAAGGCTCGCTGGGCTGCTTGGGGTTTGCCGGACGCGCCGCCTGGACGAGCTTTCGACCGATCGCCATGGACAGCTCGATGAAATACGCAAGTCCGCAAACTTCCGCAATCGTCAATGATGTACCTGCGGCATCGGTCAAGCCAGAAAATCCAGTGACGTACGTCGGTAGGATTTCTGCCAGGACTTTTGCCGCATCCTGATCGGTCGAGACATCTTTCGCCTCCATGCGCAGCAGATCGGGCAGCGTCAACGGCGACAGGCTCCCGGTTACCGTCTGCCCGTCGAACTCAATCGAGAATTCGGTATTTCGCACATATCCCGACATGATGCCTCCTTAGAATCCGGCCTGATAAGTCGTGACCAGCGTGAATTGGATGTCGTAGCTGCTGGTCGGATCGATGACACCACGACCTGTAAACGATACCGCCACCTCGCCGGGGCCTGATGCCGAAGGCTTGAAGGTCGTGATCTTCAGCTGCGGTATGTCGATGGTGAACGTGTTGAAGTACCCGGACTGAATCGCTGCCACGGTATTGATTGCGGTGAGCAGCAACCGCGACTGTGTTTCATTCACGAAGTTGTTCAACATCGTGCGGTCGGTCATGTAGAACGTACCGTTGACCGTCACCTCACGGAACCCGGAGCGCGTGTATTTGAATGGCGACAGCGATGCATTCAGCGCGTTGAGCGGCTCTATGCTCTCATTCAGGTTGACCGTGATTTCGCTGAAGTTGGATACGCCTGATCCGCCATAGCTCACGCTTGATACGTTCCACGGATACAGGCGCCCGACATCCGACGCAGCAGGAACGACGGCGAGAGATCCGACGCCTGCGGCAGTGCGCGTGCCGCCGACAGCGGTCAGCGTGCCGCGCAGAAAGGCCCCGGCGCCGAACTGGAACGAAGCCTGGCCGAACTGAGTGTCGTAGAAATGCTCTGCCGATGTCGCATCCGAAAACTGCTTGTAGACGGTCCACGGCGCCTTGACGAGAAACGCCGAGAAGTCGGTCGTATTAGGTAGAAAGGTAATCGTGCGGATGCTCGCTGAAGTCACGCTGGCTGGGGAATGATTGACTGCCGCTGCCAGAGATGCCCCCAAGCTGCGCGGCGTCAACTCCATCTCAATCGTGCCGGCGACATTGCGCGGGCCCGAATAGCTTGCGCCTTGTGAAAACTGACCCGTCAGGTTCTGCGAGAGCAGTTCCTCCTGCTCAAGACCGATGTCTTCGGAGGTGAACGCCAGGGGGTGAAAGGATGTGGCATCGGTAACCGCGGTGCCTGCGGCGGCTTGACGAGCAATGCCGAATTTGACTTGTGCGCCGTAGGACAATTAAATCTTTGCCTCCTAGATTGCCGATACCGGGATAACCCCGGTGAAATTGAGTTGTGCGAACTGGATATACACGCCTTCGTTGTTCTTGGCGTAGTCGAAATAGTCTACCGAGAACTCATCCAGGGTCTGAACTGTGCCCTTGAGCGATGGGTCGGATAGTAGCGTACCCACCAGTTTTTGCATGAGTTCGTCCAGGCGCTCACCGCATTCCTCGCCACTGGTAGGATCGGATTCCCCGGCCAGGGCAAAGAGCCTGATCATCTGCTGGCGATATCCCGTCCCCATGCCCAGAGTCCGCGGCGGATAGTCTACCCGAGCCCGGTATATCGATACCCACCCATGGACAGCCGGATCCTTCCTGAGGGGCTCATAGCGCTCTACCAGCGTCCCTGCGCCCCCGACAGCAGGATCGTCCGTCCACATGTCTTTGACGGCCTGCGTGATCTCATTGACGTTGACGGGGACGATGATCATGCGTTCGCCTTCTTCACTTCGCGACGCACATAGTCGCCATAGACGCGTATGCCAATATCGAGGACCACGTCCCGCGGTGGCAGCATTGGCCTGGCAGGTAGATTTCTTGCCGGGTTCCCTTCTTGGTGGGGCTTCGAGTAACTCAACTCACTGCCAACCCCTGCGTTTTCTTTGGTATGAAACGGGACGTATGATTGACGTAGTGCACCCGACCTGACCAGCATGCGCTCTTTGCCTATCTCTTTCTTTTCGGCCACGGTCCGCGGGGCGAGTGGTGCCCAGCCGCCGATCAGCGCGCCCTCGCGGTCGTAGTTACGGATCAGCCAGCCGTACATCGCAATGGATGCCTGCCTATTGGGCTGAGTCGTATCCTCCATCGCCGCCTGGAGCCTATCGAGCCGGCGCGTGACTTGCTGGATGCTGCGTCCTGAGATAGTAGCGCTGATCACAGCTGGCCTCGCGCGGTTTGGATGTCGTATATGGCCTGCGAGTCGACGTTCCAATTGACCTCGCTATCAAGACCTGAGGAACTGTGATAGCTATTCGATGCCCAGGCAAAGTTTCCAGTGCCGGCAACCGTCCCCAGGCTATTGGACAACACAAGCGTCCCGTCGATGATGCTCTCGAAGCGCTGGTCGATATATTCCTTGATCAGCTTGGAGCTTTCCTGGCGGATCGTCGCTTTGTAGTAGGCGAGATCGACGCACAGGTCTTTGACCAGGTAAGGCGCCGGAGAAAACGGGACGGTGTACTTGACCCCAAGCCGGCCGTCGACTTCGGCCTCTGCCTGCGGGACAAACGACGCTTCCGCGACAATTGCATCCGGCCCCTTCGCGAAATCGGTGTATCGCCCGGTGACATCGGCCCATGTGATGTAACGGCCCATCTAGTCGACCTCCACGGCCTGCACCTGCACCAATGCGTATCGCACGTAGGTATTGGCGTTTATCACACCCGACCATTTGTTGACCATCCACTGCGGACTATTCGGCAAAGATAAATCCGCGAAGTAGTGCCCGTCGCCGGAACTGGTGGCGGCAACAGAGGTGACCAGGGATTCGTTCTTGTCGTACAGCGCAGAGTGTATCGGAGACACGGTTGCACCAGAACACACGAAAGTCGTGCGCAGCGTCGAGCCGATGAACTCGGTGATTATCCTGGGCCTGCTCAAGGGACATACCCTCCAATTTCAATCCGTGGCTGATCGAATCCAATCATCATTATCGGGTTCACAGTGGTTGGCGTCAGGAAGATAGACGCCATAGAATCATCGATAGAAATCGCGTCTGTAAGCAAAATGAACCGCTGTATTGAAGTCAGTGAGCTATCGTCAACATCCACCGTATCGAGCAAGCTGCGCGTGACGAATAGCGCGCTCATTGCCTGGTCGTCAGTGAGAATGCCGCTCTCAAGTAGCCGGCTGAAATACCGTTGCGGCGATGCCGTGTCGCTGACGCCGATCTCGCTCGTCAATACCGATACATAGATCAAATAGCCGATGATGCTGGCGATTGCATCATCCGTCACGTCGATAGAATCGCTAAGCAGTCTTGTTCGCCTGAAGAACTCGGAGAAATCATCGGTCACTGAAACTTCATCAGTGGTCTGCAGGTTCGTCGTGGTGAACTGCTCGGTAGCGCCCTCGGTGATGGTGATCTGGCTTTCTAACAGCCTGGTGATAAATTGCCTCGC